CCAGTTGTGTTAATGGGATAGCCGCAGTACTCTGAGTTGTTGCGTCAGCAAAAGTAATACCACCACTGTCTATTGTAAGACTACGACTAACACTATTGCTATTAATGGCAGTAGTCCAAAACTGTATATTGCTGCCATGATTGGATCCAGTTTGATCTTGACTGGCAACAAAGTCAATATGTGCGGTACTGATTGCAGGCCAACCGGTGTTGCTGTAGGGTGTGGCACCGTAACGAGCAATAATATTGCCGCTTAGTACCTGTGTGGGTGCGTCAGCTGTGCCATTGTAACGACGACCAATGAATGCGGCATAGCTGTTGACCGAGTCATTGTAGATACGAGCCGGCAGGCTGTCCTGTCCGGTCAGGTGCAACAACACACCGGTATTTTGCGGAGCAACTATCGCTCCATCAGCCGATCCAATAATATCAATGGCGCTGTCATAACTGATGTTGGGCACATAAAAGTTTAGTGTACCATTTTGTAGTGTTTCAATAATGGTACGACCTGATGTGGTCAATGCGTTGAATGCACCAAGAATGTTTACGTTACCTGTGCCGTTGGTATCAAGATTTAGATCTTCATTGGTGTTGGATGTGCTGATTGTGGCACCAGTAATCACAAGGTCACCAATGTTGGCATTGGTCACTGCTACCGCGGCAGCTTGTCCGCCTGGTGTAACTCCGTCGCTGATACGGAATCCTTTGACGGAATCGTACCAGATACGACCTTTTTCGCCCACGTAGGCATTGGTGTTTCCGGCTTTGCTTAAACTTGTGAATAGTTTTTGAATTGCCATAATTAAATTTCTTCTCTTAACATTTTACATTTTTCAAAGTGATATTGTTTCATCTGCGGCAATCCACCAATTTTATTGCAATGAGGACATTCAACTTTGGGTTTTGGCTTTTTCAATTTATTACGCTCTAATTCAGTCCAGACTCTGCCAGGTTTCCCTGCATTAACACCTATCAATGATTTTGAAACTTTTTCCTTGTGCCACTCTGCTAAAGGTCTGCCTTTAAGTGGACTTGGTTTACCTAATTTTTTTAGTGTCTTTAATCTTTTAGCAATAGATTTTGAAAGTTGTTTTCTACCTTTAAGGGTATTTGAAATCTTATTACGGAGTTCTTCTGTTAAAATTCTACCAGAACACCCTTCGCCACCATTAGTCATATTTCTTAATATACCAGTACCTAAATCTTTACGACCATATTTTTCTATTAGATTTATTTCTAATTCAAAAGCATCAATTTCACTTAAATTTTCTGCTAATATTTTAATTTTAGATTTATCTTTCGGTACTACAACCGAATGTTTATGATCCCAAGCTCGATTGCCCTTTCCTTTACCAATATAGTAAGGTGTGTCGTTGGATTTTCTTAAATAGGCATAAACGTAATACGTGTTCATGTTATCTATTTTACGATTCAAAAGGTTCGTCTTCGTCAGCTATGGCAATAATGGCTGGTTTGATTCCTGCGTTTTGGCGCATGATTGCAAGTTCGTCTGGCTCACACTCACATGGTTCGCAACCACACTCCGTGCATGCTTCTTCACCGGCCATGCGTTTCATTAGATCAAGTTTTTGTTGTAGTGGAGCTACCATTGACTTGACATTGACCTGTGCCGCACCTTCGATTCCGGCTGTGTCAGCAGGTTGGCCTGCTTCAACGTCCACGATTTCGGGACGGTTGGTGATTTCTGTTGAACTGCTTTGATTGGCTTCTTGTGCATCTAACACATCAGCTATTTTACGAATAATTTCACTGGCTCTCATAGTTGTCCTTCTTACCAAGCAGCTACGTTAGCTTGTGTTGAATTGTTTGCTACAGGTACGGATTGTCCACTTGGAAATACATTACCAACCTGTGTAATGGTCATTGCAGCCACTCCGGCAATGGGTAGTAAACTCAGGGTATTGCCAATGCCCTGCATGTTGACACCAGTTCTATAACCAGCTGGAATCATTGCATTCACGTTGCTGGTTGTTGATGCTGTACCGTTGATATTGGCGTAGCAGGCCACGTTGGCCACAACTATAACTTTGGTACTCGTGATTGGTGGAGTAGTTACAGCTGAAGCAGATACGTATGTGTAAGATATTGCCATGTTAAATTCCTTGGATGTTACAGTTATTTATCGTTAGAACGTCTGCGACCAACCGTTTACGGTCTTGGTCCAAATGGCTCGTACGTTTGCCCAGGTGTTTGTGGCTGTTTTAACCCGTACATTGGCTAGATAACCCCAGGTACCGCCACCAGTTTTGACTCTAGTGCCACCAGAATTTATCATTTGGTACACAGCAGTACCATTCGGTGCTCCCAGTCCCGAAACCGGATCCCATCCTACAGCGGACGCATAGCCCACAGACAAGGGGCTATCATTGTTACCGGTGGTCAGGTCAAAATAAGCACTGGCGTTTGAGTATAGTATTTTGTGTACCGCATTTGCTACAGGTCTGCGTCCACCATTTAACGAAATATATCTTGCAAACATACCGGCTATGATAGGAGCCGAAGCACTGGTACCGACCACGCTGCTGATAGCACCATTGTACCATAGCACATAAGTTTGAAATGGAGCAGATACATCAGGAACTCCACGTCCTGTCAAGGTAGACACATGACTATAGTTGTTTGAAGTAAAGTACAAATTGGCGGTTAGGCCAGTTTGCCAGGTTGGTACAGAAAACAAGGAACTGACACCACCACCCGATGAAGGTGAAACAGATTCTATAAATCTGGCATAGGTGCCGGTATTGTAATTCAATATGGTTCCGCCCACAGCAACCACGTTGGGACTGGATGCAGGATATTGTACTGCCAGAGCGCCGCCTGAATCTGACCCCAAGTCACCTGATGCTGCACAAATGGTTATTCCCTGTGCGGAGGCATTGGCCAAGGGGGCCGCCAGGTAATCTGTAGATTCTGTACCACCCCAGCTGATGGTGATCACATCGCAACCTTCGTTGACTGCACGGTTGACCACGTTGGCAAAACCTGAAGTAGAATTTTGCCCGGTGTAGATAACAATGTTGGCGCTGGGCACCATACCGGCTATACAATATAAGTCTAGGGTATTTTCAAGACTGGCGTTGCTGTCACTAGTGCTAAACACATTGCCAGCTCCATCTACTAATACACTGGTAATATTTTGTGCAAGTGTTAGGCCTAAGTTACCAAGACTTTTTTGTAGGTCCGCTGGTAACCAACCGCCGCCCAGACTAACAATACCAACTTTTACGTTGGCGCCGGCACTGGCTGGCATCGAGTATGCAGTTGAAATAATAGGCGGGGTGACATTGAGTCCATTGATATAGTTACTGAGACTATCTGCTGGATCAGTTGATACAACTGACGTGGTTGAAATGCATGAATTAGCTGTCATGTGTTAAAACGTCTGATACCAAATATCGCCGACGTTGCCCTGTGATCCAGTTGGTGCTACATTCGATACCCAGGTATAGCGAGCCACATTGGACACCATGGCAATATTGCCATTGGAATAAACAGGGCCAACGGATACAACATTGCCTGCGGTGAGATTTGAGTTAACTGCCAGATTGCCTTGTGTGGTAACGGTGCCATTGGCATTGCCCATCAATATAACATTGGCACTCAGGCCCATGTACAGGGTTGTGGTCAAGTTAAAGATGTTGGCAATTGGTGCTGTGGTTCTTAGGTGTCCACCAGAAGTATATAAATTACCAGTGGCCGTGATATCTTTGGCCGAGGCAATGTTGCCCGATGCTGTGATAGTATTAGCTGATATATTTGCTGTGACAATGTTACCTGCACTGATGTTGCCTGTAGCAGTCAGCAGATATGTGGCAACATTGGTGTTGCTGTAGGTTGGTGGAGCATAAGGCACACCATTGGCCCAGAATACACCTGACGTGGTTATAACGTTGCCAATGTTGGCCGTACCTGGAGTACGAATATTTCCAATAGTTGCTATGGTATAAACGGTAGCAGCATTAGCAACCAGTGTACCGGCTTCTACCAGTGGTGACTGCACACTGATATTGGAAATAAAGAAACCCAAGGTTGTGGTATTTCCCACAATAAAAATATTACTACCAGTGTATTGCCCTGTATAGGTTGGCAAGTAGTTGGCCACATTGCTGTCACCGTAGGTTCCTGCTGATTTCTGGAATGTTAGATTGGCATAGGTACCCAGTGATGTAACATTGCTTTGTACTGCGGCAGTGACTAGATTGGCCGCTGTGATATTGGCACTTAAAGAATTAATTTGTTGTGACTGAATAGTAGCATTGGACTGCCAGGAGACCGTCACGTTGTTTATGGATACATTGGCTGAAGCCACATTGGCTGCCATGGCAGAATTCAAGGCATTGACGTAACCAACAACCGCTGAGTTGGCGGTAACTATGGCCGCATTGGAGCCAATCACATTGGCATTAATGGTGTTGATTTCTGATTGTAGTGTTGCAACATTGGCAGTCAGGGTTATTACATTGCCCTGCAGGGTTGTAATGCTAGCATCATGCGAACTCAGAGTATCAAATACCGAGGTTAGACTATTGTTTACCACACCAAGATTGGCATCTAATACCTGTATGTGAACATTGGCAGCGGTAATGTTGGCGTTGATTGGTGCATAGTTTGAGTTGACCGAACTCAATCCAGATTGTAAATTTGCAATGACCACATTTGCCGCCGTCACGTTGGCATTGACAGTATTGAGAATGCCGGCCTGTGTAGAAGCATTGGCGTACAGGTCATTGATAGAGCTGTTGAATCCAACAACATTGGTATTTAAATTGTTGATTGAACTGGCCAATGAACCGGTATTGGCCTGTAGGTTAGCCACGCTGGCACCGATATTGCCAATATTGGAAGTGATTTCACCAAGGTCTATTTCTATTTCACCAACGTTGCTTGTTAAGTAAGCAATATTACCCACAATGACTCCAACATTGGTTGACAAGGCCGCTACATTAGCATTCACCAATGCAACATTAGAACTACCAATATTGGCGGCTATACCAGCAACATACACATTGCTGGCATTTGTTGCAGCAAGGACATTGGCATAACTAACTGCACCTATTACATCATTGACATAAAGTATTACGTTACCAGTTCGCCCGGCAACAGAAGCAACCGGAGAATTAACTGTAACATTCCCGTTGGCAATATTGGCAAAATTTGAATCAATTATTTGGAATGCAGTACGTAATGGGTTACCGGTTCCATCGTTAGCGGTGTTGCCTACAAAGACATTAGCGAAAATACTCATTATTTTTTACCCTGTTATAGAGTATTTATCGCAAAACAAAAAAGCCCGCATCAGCGAGCTTTTTCGATCAGTATGTGTTATTTATAAACCCAGCTGTTTGGCTCGGTTATATACCTGTTCGCTGGCTAGATTTTTGCCTTTGGATTCGCATTGTATGTCAAACTGGTCCCAAAATGTCAAAGCCCAATCGGTAACTGCACTATTCCAGTAGAAATCTGAATGTGCCCGCAATTTTTGTTTTTTGTGGCCTTCTACCAAAAGCGCCGCATAGTCGGGGGCAACAAGTGCGTCATGTCCCACAAGTATGTCTTCCCTGCTGATACTGTAATGCATAGCAGGGCGAACACCGCGCCAGCTATCAACAACTCGCCGAACACGTTCGTCGTTGGGCTGGAGATAGGCTCCTTCGCGTATCCAATAATGATGAACATCGAGCACAACAGGAACAAGATCAGAAATGGTAAGACAATCATTCAACCCCCAGGAGTTTTCTTCGTTTTCGATAGTGATACAGTTACGGGCTTCAGGACTCAGTTTCTTGTAGGCCTCTCTGATACCTTCGGGACCACGCTTGCCCGAGATGTGGACATTGATTTTAAAGTCTTGAAATGATCGACCATAGCCCATCCAGCGAGCCATGTCGGCATGATATTCAAATTCGTCAATGCTACGTTCAACTATGCCAGGATTCTCCGATGCCAACACACAGAACTGTCCGGGATGGAAACTGAGTCTAACATCAAGTCTACGTGCCGTTTCACCTATGGGTGCAAAGATACGTTCAAGATGATCCTGTATCTCTCTGCGTTGCCACCAGGCCTGCCAATCCTTCTCGGTATAGCCCTGTAGCATTTCTGAGCCCAAGCGCACCATACGACGTTCTGGCGGCAAGGTAGCCACACGCTCAATCATTTTCACAGCAGCCGCGGCATTGTGATTCATTATGTCCCACTGACGCTGTTCGGCTTCGGCTGGATGCTCACGCAACCAACGCATGGTAGTTGAACGCCCGTTAAGGTCCCGATCTTTTGCATTGACTTTCATGCCGCCACATTCGGACGGATCATTGAGCCATTTGCAACAGAAGCCAATACGTTTAGTGTACAATATATTCCTCAAATTCGTAGTATACACTACCCCGAGCTTCTGCGTCAACAATAGCCTGTTCGAATTCTTCATTTATACTGCGTATGTCTATGGCTATGTCCAGGGCTCGAAGTATAGCTTCACCGGCCTCGTGATGTTCGGTGTCCAATAGGCCTTCGCCAATTTCAACCAATTGTTCTAACACAATATCTAGTTCGTCAGCGGTGAGCTCTTTGATAGCAACTTTGTTATCAAGTATATCTTGAACTAGTAATTCTGGATCTCTCATTTTAGCTCCATGATTTGTTTGATTGCTTCTGTGGCTTCGGGGAATCCAGCACGGGCCTTTTGTTCCAGGGCAGATTCCATGTAGTGTTCTTGAAGCACATGTAAACTATTTACAAATTCAGGAATATCTCGTTTACTAATAGTATAACGAAAGTTAAACCGATTGTCGGGACGGGGAGTATCTTCGGGCCACATAATTTATCCTTGCACAAAAACTTCTACGGTCTGAATGTGACCTACAAATTCTTTGTAGGTCATCAAACTATACGGGCTGTGATTGTAAAACTCCTGTGGCATTTTAATTCTAACACCATCTTTAAAACACTCATGAAAGGTTTTGATGTTGTCTTCTTCCACATCGTCCCAAGGACAGTATTCATAACCTAAATAATTGTATAAGCTGTTTTGCATGATTACTCCAAAAAATAAACAGTAAAAGCACGAGCATTTCTTTTGAGCGTGTCACGTTGTTGGCTATGTGGACCACGGTAACGGATACGAACATTGTACCCCAACTGCTTGAGACCCGTTCGGACTTTTTCTACCCTGGCTATAGGCACCATACGCAGGTCGGGATATTCTCGAACAGTTTTGTACAGATCAGGTAACCCGGCTATAAAAGATTCAGTTATCAAATCACTGGGTTGATAATACATCTTAGTTGGCCTCGTAAGCGGCTTTGAGTTTTTTCATAAACTCGGCACGAATCTTGGCCGCTTCTCTTGGCGACATAGGTGCGTCCCAGTCAAACTTGTCTGTGGTGGGTTTTTTGATAGTGGCCTTGCGAGCGGAAAAAGTAGCCATTACCGTACGTGGCTTTTTGACTGCCTTGGGTTTGGCAAACGGATTTTCGTCTCGGATTAAACTGGTAAGAAGGCCTGTGGCTTCGGGTGTATTATGATTGGGATATGAAATGGCCAAGTTAGTGAGCACATACTTAGCAGCATCATTCTTGGTCATTGGGTTAGGCAAGATTGCCATTGAGATGTCTGTATCACCCAGTTTGGCCAACTGCTGGGCACGAGCCATGTCGTTAGCAGTACGAAATTTTAACGCACCTGCTACACGGCTAAAACCTGCAAATCTTACTGTACTCATACTAGCTCCTTATTAGTTACTATACAAGTATTATACTATTTTGGCAATTTTGGGTCAACCGTTGTGATCACGGCCTGGGTGCTTGGAACGGCGCTTGTAGCGGTCCTTGCGTTCAACCCGCTGGGGCTTGAACGGGGTGTCGCTTAAAAACAACACCCTGTGAGCACGGGTTTTTTGTGGGATTTTTACAACAATCTTATTCATAGTATAGTAATTATACTATTTTGAGATTTTATGGTCTAGTGCAGGGTAGAATTACCAATTTGCCCAGGATCTGTGATCCCAAACATCTTGAATATTTTTTGTATTTTTTTAGAGGTTTTAAAAGGAACAACCTCGGGTACAATTATCGACTTTAATTCACCGTCTGGGCCAACAACAAATCCGTAATCTTCCTCGCCTAAATCGCCTTCGTAAATGCCATCTTCAATTGCCAACTCTTCGGATAACTTGCTCATTTGATTGCTCCAGTCGTTTATTATATTTAATCGCTTGTCGTTTTAATTGTGTTAGTACTTTTGGGTCTTTACGAAAATGTCGCTGATAAAGTTGATAAGTCTTTGTCTGTTCTAATTTTGTTTGATATACTGCCATCTCACTTGAAATGTTAAATGCGTGAGCAAGTATTTCATCTTCGCAACCTAGATAATCCTGCATGGTTTCACTATAACGCAGAGTAGTTCGTGCTCGATATCCTCGACCGTGACGGTAACCTCGTTGGCGACAATAATACTGATGCAGATACTCGTGAGTAACTACATCGGCCACATGGAATCCTATGCTATCCCAATCAGTTTGGTCAATGTAGCAAACCTGTTTACGACAAGGAAAAGTCAAGGTAATATAAATGCAAGGTTCGTCTTGGCTATCTTCGTGTGGGCGATATTCACCTTTGATCCAAAAGTTACCCGGTTCTACACGACTGTCTCGCTCGGTATTAAACACCAACTTGGAATCACGAAACTGCATACGAATCAAATGTGTTAGACCCTCGGGCGTGTACCGCTTACCGCTGTGTCTCTCAGCGATGGTACGTAGACGCTCAAGGGCTTTGAAGAACATTTAGATATGTTGTGATTCAGAATAAAAGTAGTGTCCACCAACACGGGCAACATAATGCTTTTGTCGGGCCCATACCGGATGTATTGCCGTGGCATGGAAATATAGTGCATCACTGTATTTGGCTTGCCAGTCTGCATAGTCGCCCTGTAGCAATGCTGTGGCTACACGTTGACTTTCTTCCCAGCGTTCATCTGAATCTTTGGGCTTGTGTACAAACATGCACTTCCATGAGAACTGACATACTGCGACATTTTCAACTACCTTGGTAGTTTGTTTTTGATGTTCGGGTCGACCAAACCATCCAGCCTGTACCATCTTGACGGTGGTAACTTCTCTGCTGCGTACGGTCTGTGTGCGTTGATTCACTACCGAGCAGATTGAATTGCCAAAGCGTCCATCACGAACGCGATTGATGGTTACCATGGCCACTGCCACTTTGCCTTCCTCAGGCTCATTACCTGCTTCATAGTAGATATTGTGTGCAAGGCAATCAATATCCTTGCTGGTGATGTTGATGTCTACAATGGGACTCATTATAGCACCTACCAATGTGTCCAAGCGATCTTGTGCTTGTGTTTTGACGGTGTTAAAAAAACTTTGTTGCTGTACTGCCACTTCTTCTGCATGACCGGGTGCCATTACGGTCAGGGCTAATATTGCTACGATTGTTTGAATAATCGTTCTCATAAAGTCCTCCTTAAGTTGTACGTTCTTTTTAAGGAACGTTAGATATTTAAGTACATATCTATCCAGTAATAATACTACTTTACCAATTGAAAGTCAAGGTAAGTAGCGTTTCTGAGCAAAAAACTGCCGTTAAAACCCTACTTATTCTGATTTATATACGTACTTAATGGGATACCTTGAGCCTGTGCCTGGCCCAAAAGCAGTGAAGGATTAGGATCGTTATTGACCGTAACTCCTTTGATTGAGAGCTTTTGAGTGTTTATATTTTCTGCTATGACCGAGCTGACAATGTCGCCACCAGCATCATTGGTTATTAGATTGGCAAAGAAATAATAACTTCCTGCAGGACTGGATTGGTCTGATGCAGCCGATCCAATGCGTTGAGCAAATCCTTTTAGTCCGCCTGAATAGCCAGCATCAAATATTATACCGCCCTTGGGAATATTTGAAACTTCAGTTGCCAAATGATTTAAAGAAAGATAATAAGCATTGAGTCCGTTATAAAAAGCAACGTTGGTTGGCTGATTATTTAACGCAGTATTCACCGATGTGACAGCCGATTGTACTGGAGCAAGAGTAGCGGTACTGGTGTTTGCCGATATGTCTGTATAAATTTGATTGACAAAAGTGACCAAGGATTGATCCAAGGCACGCAATGAACTTACCAAGTTAGTGGTATCTACGTTGCTGTAGTTTGAATTGCAAATGGTCAATAATCCAGTGTGCGGGATTCCGGCTACCGACCCCAAATAGTCTACTAAAGTTGGTGTATTGAAAGGACCCGACCCTGTACCCAAGGTACTTAATAAATTGTTGGCAATGCTGTCGGGCAATACTACAGTTGATGCGGTGGTGATTGTATGTGATGTCTGAGGTATATCCAACGAGTTCAACAAGGTGGCCATGTCTGCCCAGGATTTGTAGTAGCCTTGACCAATTTTACTACTTAGATATGTGCCCAGGCTGGTAAGATTGGCAATGTTGGCCGCGGCCAACTGCTTATAGGTTGATGCATCTACAATCTTTTCCAAGTTTAAATAATCTGCCAAAGAAGTGATGCCTGTGCCGGTGGTCTGAACATTTGTTGCTACAATCATTGATTCAAGGTCAGTGCCCTGTACAGTTGAATAGATATTGACTACTACTGCTGGACTATTTCCAGTCACGGTAGTGGTGGTCACTACATTGGCCACTGTGGGCAATTCAATTTGTCCAACGGGACTGGATATCTTAAATGAGCTGGCCGCCTGGGTGACCGTGGTTTTTGTAGAGCCAACTTGGCTTAGATTGTTTATGTTTAGGCCAACATTGGTCAGTTTGGTAGACAGCTGACCGTAGGAACCAAGTCCTTGATTCAGTAGGTTTTGACCAAACACATAAGGATCGGCCATGGTTGATATGTTGTTGATATCATACATGGTTCCCCACTTGGCAATTACTCCGGCTACCAATTCGCCGGTGGTGTTCAAACCTTTGGTCACAAGATCCAGTGGTCCGGTATAGCCAATACCACTTTGTCCGTAGGTTTTGCCCTTGAGCAGATACACACTGGCCACGGTATCAAACACCGAAGTTACATAGCCCGATGCGGTAGTATATACATTGGCAAATCCCTGCATGCCGTGAGCAAATGGCAACTCAGCTTGAGCCTGTAGGGTTCCAGTCCATCGAGCTGAACTGGTGATAGGAGGATAATTGAAACCTACCAGTTCAACGTTGGCTGGGTCGTGTGGAATAGGAGCATATACTGGTTGTAGATATGTTCCGTAGGAAGCAATGGTAGTTGTACAGGTTGGGCCGATGTTGGCCGGGTAGTAGTCAATCAGCCATTGTGCGCCTGAAGTAACGCCTTGCCCCAGTGTGGCCACAAGATTGGTTACATCAAGGTTTCCTGCGTTGCTTAGATTTCCACCAAAGTTAAACAGGACATTTGTTGCCAGTTCTGTTGTGGTCCAGATATTGGCCACCAGAGTCATGGGAGCATGATTTTGGAACGTTGATATTTCTGCCAGTAGATTGGCCGAAGTAGTTAGGCCTTGCCCATTGAGAATAGTATTAGTGGCAACTAACTGAAGTGCTGTGGCCATGGATCAAGGCCCTACAAATACGTTGGGAATACCTTCGGTAACAAAATGTTGGCCACAGGTACAAACAGCACCCAGCATGGCCACTGGTCTTCCTTCAACCAATATGTTGGGAATACCCTTTGCGATAGTAGCAGCAGCACACTTGGGATTATACCCAGGTGCTTTTGGATTGTAAGGATTGCCATGAATGGTAACCAATGAGCCAACGGTGGCCACTGGCAGGCCTGCAGGGCCAACTCTTACTGTTGGTGCACCTATTGCTGTTACTCCCGGTGGCGGTGGAAATCCATTGATTGATTCAGGAATTCCAACGCAGGCTATTGGTACTGGCATTTTAAGTGATTATTCCGCTTTTGGCTGGCTGAATACCTGTGGTAGTACGGATATAGTGATTTTCAATATCTGTAATTACGGGACCATGCATGATAACATGCTCAGATTTCAGCGTTACATTAGTATTTATATCCGCAGAAATTAGGCTCTGCATGAGCCCCAGGCCCTGTGGGCTGGGAATAACCGTACATGGACGATTTACTACATAGCCTTCGGAATTTTGTCCCACAATTTTGGCAACAATTTCGTCGCCAGTTACCATCTTGAAACACACGATATCGCCTTCGGCGTATCCTTTATTGATTAACATACGTTATCCTTTTAATTGATTGAAAAACTCTTCTTTTTGTCGTTGCAGGCCTTGAAATCCGCCTTCTACCAACAGCTTGCCGTCTTGATAAATCTGTGGCACCGTACGGTGTCCTTCACCAACAATAAACTCACGTGCTTCAGAGTCTAGGTCAATTCGAATTTCTTCAAACGCAATGCCTTTTAGTTTTAGCAGGCCTTTGGCTTTGTCGCAGAATGGGCAGTTGGCTTTAGAATATATAGTAATCATTATGAGCTCCTTTGTTTGAAAATTTGTTCTATAGTATATTTAATTTTTTTACTTTTTCGTAAACTATTTCTGCCCAAAGTTCATGTACTTTATAGGTAGGATGTACACCATCGGGCTGTAGTCCTCCGGGGGTCTGTTGGGCCAGTTCAAAAATACCGTTGCGATCTGAATCCAAAAACACCCACTGATCAAAATCAATTTGATCAATCAAGGAATGTAGATTGTGGAATTGTGCAAGACCAAAATCAAAGTCACCCACCTGTGGCTGAGTTCCCCAGTAGTTCATGTAGCTACTCATCACATAAGGAATGCCCTGTTGTTTTAGGTATGCCTGCAGTTGTAAAATATTCAGCAGGGTCTCTGCGGCCATGCTGTTGTTGGTGCTTGACCTGTACAAGGGATCAAATATGTTTTTTAAAAATGGGTTGCGTTGCCAACTGCCCAGTAGTCCGCCACTGAACACATAGGTCAATCCGGTCTTGGTAGGATCGCAGTAGTCATAACGAGACAATGCGTTGACCAGGGTTGGGTCAAAGGTGTCTATCAGTAGATCTTTACGTGTGAGCCCACTCCACATTACTGCCACAAGATCTACGTCTTGTATTCCATGTAGTATGGGCTTGTTGGAAATATAAGTGTTGCCGGCACCTGAGTAACCGTGATTGGTCAAGTCAGCTGTCAGTAAGTCGGCCAAGTAGCGTGGCCACCCGCCCTGTGGATCACCCTCAAGCTGATGCCCGTGGGTAAAACTGCATCCAATGGTATAGAGTTTCATTGCTGTTACAGGCTTAGACCCTTGAAGGTATCTCCGTCAACGTCCTGTTTGGTACCACCGATCACATAGGTAGTGATTTCTGTTTCTTGTGGTGCTACCTGTACTTCCGATCCGGCAATCCACTTCATGGTCCATGGTAAGGGATTAGATCCTGGCTTGATGCCACAATCCAAGCCTACCGCGGTCATGCGCTTGCAGGTCAACCAGTCAACATACTGAGCCAACAAGACCTGGTTAAGACCAATCATGGATCCATCTTTGAACAAGTACTTGGCCCAGGTTTTTTCCTGTTCGGCAGCTGATAGGAACATGGCTGTGCATTCCGCCCGAGTTTCTTCACGGATCTTCACATAATCCGCATCGTCCTGTGGTAGCAATTTTAATAGGGTTTGCGTGGACCCCAAGTGAACGTTTTCATCTCGAGCAATCAGTTTAATAATCTTAGCATTGCCTTCCATCTTTTTCAACTCAGCAAATGCCCAGGAACAAGCAAAGCTGACATAGAAGCGTATGCCTTCTAATGCGTTAACACTATTCAAGCACAACCATAATTTTTTCTTGAGTTCGTACATGTCAACTGTAATTTTTTTGCCATTGACGGTGTGTGTGCCAAGACCCAACATGCGATACCAACCCGAAGCTTCGATCAGTTCATCGTAATAACGACTGATATCAGTAGCGCAGGCCACGATCTCATCCAAGTCCAAGAGTTCATCAAATACTTCGCTTGGATTAGCATATACATTACGAATAATGTGTGTGTAACTGCGGCTGTGAATAGTTTCGTTGAATGCCCAGGTTTCAATCCAGGTTTCTAATTCAGGGATGGTGGCGAGAGGCAAGAAGGCTAAATTAGGAGAGCGCCCTTGCACTGAATCCAGCAGTATCTGACGTTTTAGATTACTGGTAAAGATGTGTTTTTCAAAGTCAGTTAGTTCTTTGAAATCTTTAGCATCACGCATGACATCTACTTCTTCTGGACGCCAAAAGAATCCCAACTGCTTGTCAGTCAGTTTGTCAAACTGACGATACTTCAGTATGTCGTAGCGTTGTACTGCTGGTGTACCGTTGGTATCTAAAAATGCCAGGGATTTGGTGTGATCTGTTTTGTTATTGATATTAAAAACTGACATGGTGTCTCCTTAAATTACACAACTATCGCAATCGGCTGCATCTTCGACAGGATCCAACTCTTCACTCTTTGATAATTTTTCAACGTCAATTTCACCTTGACCATCATTGGTATTGAAATAGTATAACTGCTTGCCGCCGTACTTGTAAAACTGGATAATGTCCTTGAGCATTTCACTCATGGGAATCTTTTCATCTGCATAAAAATGTGGATTGTATGAAGTGTTTACGCTGATGCCTTGATCAATGTACTTTTGTAAAACTGCACACAGTCGCAGATATCCTTCTGGGCTTTTTTGATCCCATAGCAATTCATAACGGTTCTTTAGACGACGATACTCAGGTACTACCTGTTTAAGTACACCGTGTTTGCTTTGCTTGACTGATACATAACTGCGAGGGGGCTCAATGCCGTTGGTAGCGTTTGAGATTTGTGCTGATGTTTCAGCTGGCATTAGAGCCATTAGGGTAGCATTACGCTGACCAGTGGCTTTGGTTTGCTCGCGAAGTTCTGCCCAGGGCATACGTTCTTGGTGAGGAACTATCTCATCAATTTCTGCCTTGCGTGTGTCAATAGGCAGGATACCTTGAGACGATTTTAGATCTTGCCAACGACCACAGGCGCCTTGTTCAACGGCGAGATCAGCTGAGGCTTTTAATAAGTAGTAACTCCAGGCTTCGGCATACTCGTCAACAATGGCTACCGCCTCTGGACTGCTGTATGTTACATCATTCTTGGCCAAAAAATAAGCAAAGTTAATAATACCTACTCCCAAGGGACGGAACTCCTCGGTGGCCAGTTCCGCCGCCCTAACAGGATAATTCTGATACGACAATAATGCATCTAAACCACGTACTGCCAGTTCGCACGGTTTCTGGAAGTCATGTGGGCTTTTTACATTGCCCCAATTAATTGCGCTCAAAGTACAGAGTGCAATTCTACCATCCTCGTCGTTGACATCCTTTAGTGGAACTGTTGGTAAATCAATTTCACAACAAAGGTTTGACATCTTTACGGGTGCTACACTTTCAATAAATGGACTATGTGTATTGGCATGGTCCACGTTTTGCAAATAGATACGTCCTGTATCTTTGCGTTCCTGCATAAAACGGGTAAACAGGTCTGCGGCTTTGAATGTTTTCTTACGAATCTTTGTACTGCGTTCAGCCTTCTCATACAGCTCTTTGAAACGATCTTGATCGTTAAAGAAAGCGTCATACATTTCTGGCACATCATGGGGACTAAAACAGGTAATATCGCCACCTTGAATTAGTCTTTCGTACATTAATTTGTTGAATTGAACCCCATAATCCATGTGACGTACACGATTATCCTCTGTGCCCTTGTTGTTCTTCAACACAATAAGGTCTTCAATTTCCAAATGCCAGATAGGATAGTAAAGTGTTGCGGCACCATTGCGTACACCGCCCTGACTGCAACTACGTGTAGCCGACTGAAATAGTTTGTAAAATGGTACTACACCTGTGTGGTATGCGTCACCTGAACGGATGGGCGAACCCAATGCTCTAATTCGCCCGGCACCGATTCCAATACCAGCTTTCTGACTAACATACTTGACAATGCTACTACTAGTAGCATTAATGCTATCCAAAGAATCATCTGCTTCAATAAGTACGCACGATGAGAATTGCTTCTGAGGAGTGCGTACACCGGCCATAACAGGAGTAGGAAGACTAATGTCTCCAAGACTGATTGCATCATAATAATCCTTCACCCAGCGTAGACGTGTGTCCGTAGGGTACGATTGAAATAAGGTGGCCGCTATCAGCATATAGGCCATTTGTGGAGTTTCAAATATTTCGCCTGTAACACGATTTTGAACCAGGTACTTGCCGCGCCATTGTTCCATGGCCACGTAGGTAAAGTTCTCATCACGTGTGTGGTCAATTTTACTATCAAGTGTATTCCATTCATCTTCAGAATACGCTTCTAATAGGCCGCGGTCATAAAATCCCGATGCTACATTTTTCTTTACCAATTCCAGGAGAGTGCAAGGTTGGTAATCATTGTAGACTTGCTTGCGTAAGTGATAGTTGATCAGACGCCCAGCTACATATTGATAATTGGGAGTTTCTTCTGAAATTAAATCAGCAGCACTTTTGATCAAGGTTTCTTGAATATCAGCTGTTTTGATACCGTTGTAAAATTGTATGTGGCTTTTGATTTCTACTTCACTGGCACTAACACCTGTGATACCTTGTGTTGCCCAGAATACTACTTTGTGTAACTTTTCTAAATCGAGGTCTTCTGTGTGACCTTCTCTCTTTGTAACTTTAATTGATGTCATTGATTTCTCTAAATATAGTGTTCTAATTGTAAATCTACTGCTGTATAGGTACGTTTTGGTTTTAACGTGTCGCCGAGTTGTTTGATATTTACTAATTCTCCATCAATCATATTAAGAATATATTTCCCCTGATCGATCCAAGCTAAATTGTACTCGTGTCCGGTTTTTGAGTCTTTATATACTCTTATTTCTAATTCTGTGGTGTGATCAGTTAGCAGTATAGTATACACTATGCCCAAGCATTTTGCAAGATCACAATAGACGTTTTCTTCTAACAGCTCCCAGGGATCGGGCCATGTGGTTAAATCATCGGGATCCAAATTGTAAGGAACAAAAGGTGCGTCTGCCCAAAATTCTGCCGTTTGCACCAAAGCCTCTTCAAGTGGTAATAAATTCAACGAAGATCGAAATTCACGCCAGGACCTTAACCGGTCCTCGGTTCGTAATTGAAACATATTTTAATTTATAATGATGTGAGTCTGTACTTCAATGTAGATGTGGTACTGGTACCCGTGGTATTATAGTTCAAGTTGGCGTAGGTAGCATTTGCTGTCATTGTAAAGGCGCACACGGTTGCGGCGTCTTGGCTGTATTCTTCATCATAGCTGACGGTGCTGTTGCTAAAACTATACTTGATAGTACCAGTACGTTGTGCAGTTCCCTGGCTCAAGGTATAGGTAATAACGCCGTTGTTGGCAGTGGTGTTTGTGACCGTGCCTGTGGTTGCACCTAACAAGGTTGCCACGTTGCTGGATAAGCTGCCGGCCTGTAGTACTGCAATTTGATTGTTGATTGTGGTAACGTTGCTTTGTAGTACAGCAACATTATTGGTAATAGAACCAACGTTGGCTGAAAAACTGGTTTGATAGTTGAGAATACTAAATTGTGTTAATATTTCTGTTTGGCCTGTAATCGGCGCACCTTCAGCAAGAGTACCGTTACCAATGTACAACTGACGTGTATCAACACTCCATGCCAATTCGCCAGCGTCTAATTGTGGCAAATCCTGGTTTAAACCTCTACGAGTTTGTATCTTACTAATTTGAACTATAGCCATTGCGTTACCTCTGTTATAGTGTATTTATGCAGTATCACAAAGTGTAATTCCAGTAATTTTTTAGCAAATGGCTACGATCATCTCTAACAACATTTTCCATGCCCGGGCCTGAAAATCCACACATATTGCACACACGTTCAGGGTTTTTTTGCCGTTCAATCCAGGCCGCAATTTCTGCATCTGTAGATTCTGGTCCCACAGTAGCATAGTCTGTTATGTAGGGTGCCCACGCTGGAGAATCTGTCAGGCCAAAGGTAGTCAAGGTATGTTCCAGGACTCCCATGGGCGGGCATTTCCACAAGCGGCCGCGATAAAGTGTTACAAATTCATTGGTCTGACATAGACCGTGATTAGTGGCGTAGTGATTGTCTTGATAAGAGTAAACTGGCCGCATGGTTTCGCCCTGCCCAAGATAGTGTACACACCAGTGCAGTTTGTATTGTTCACATGTGGTCAAGCCAATGCCGGTATTGACTCCATTGACCAGCAACACGTACCAGCGTTTGGTGTTGACTTCATATTCATCCAGCCAAAGATTCCATTCAGCTGACTTAACTCCGGGCTGTTGTAAATGATACTGCTGTATGGCCGTTTTCAATTTTTTAACGTTGTCATTTACCTTGCTAAGATACGGGTCTATACCGGTCTGTTTACTGACCACAAGACTCAAGCTGACATCTAAATTAAATAGTTTGTCTACATTATCAATCAAGCGATCCAGGTAGTAACCATTGGTGTTGAGATTGATACCAACCTTGGGTCCCCATAGTTGATTGACTGCCAGGGCCCAGTCGACAAATTCTGGGTGCAACAAGGGTTCGCCGCCAAACAGAGTAATGGCCTTGGGTTCAAGTCGCTGAGACCAAAACTCTAGCCAGTGCAGACTTTCTTCCAGTCTGACCAACCCCTTGATGTTTTTATGATCGCTGTGGGTCATACAACCTTTACAGGCCAGGTTGCAGGACCTAATAATTGGAAGGTCGAGATGATTTATTTGAATTTTTTCCATTATGCCGTCAGGTAGTACAACTCTACACGCTTGTTCCATTCATTGCAGTAATGGTCAAACTCATCGCCTTCAAGAACAAACTCCAGGTATTTAGGTGTCTCAAAAATGCCAGGTTCAAGCTCTTTTGGTTGCACACACATAAGAATAACACCTTTTCTGATGTCGGTTCCGTGCATGTTGTTGTGTGCCTGTGCATAGGCCGCCAGCTGTATAAAGTAGTCGGTGATGTACTCGCGACGTTTAACTTTGTTACTTTGTTTATAATCCATGATGGCCGGAGCACCGCCGTGTACTCCCACTGAGTCTGTGGTGCCAGCATATAGGCCACTATAATAAACAGGAACTTCAACTCCCCATACTTCGTCGATCCGTTCAAAGCCTTCCAGGATGACCTGTGCGGCCATGTACCACGAGGGCTGTGCAAACGGATTACCCGGTAACTCTTTCATTTCACCTGTTTTGACATAGTGCTCCAGGTAACTGTGCATACGTGTTCCACGGTTAGCGGCTTCGGTAGTGATCTGCTGTGCTCGAGCTTCCCCAACGCTTTTTTTCCAGTTGGCCAAGGCGGCCTTGGATTCTGCACTTTTAGTACGGTCAAGGATTGTTGTAACGCTAGGAACTTTAGATCCATCAGGCAAACAATAATGCCGTTTTCCATCTATGGTGGTTCTATCGCAAGGAGTGTAGTTGTATTTGTTTACGAGCATGATATCCAATCGGTTAGTGTGTTTGCTATCAGCTGATGTCCTTGCTGATTAGGGTGCCCCAGGTTGCCATGAAAATATTTGTTTTTGTTGGTAATATATTTACAGCCAAATAAATCTAAAAAATTTATGTTGCCTTGATCATAAAACTTAGTTCTGTCAAGCCCAGTAAAATCTTGGGTGGCCCAGTTGACACGAGAAAAACTCAATACATAATAGTCGTTTATACTATATTTCTGGCATAGACCTTGTAATGCCACCGTTGTCATATAAAATTTAAAATGATCCAATGCCCTGGAATGCAGATATTTGTAGTAGTTTGCTGAAACTACATCATCAGGCAAAGGTCCTGTGGGAGAAACATTGGTACATTGTGCGCCGTTGTGTGTAAAATACTGAAACCTATGCAACCCCGTGAACGAAAATAGTGCGGTATATTGATAATGTTCAAATTCAGCCAGTCCAATAAATTTTTGTAGTTGTAGCAACATATTTTCTGCGGCTGTTGCTTGTATTGAATAATTTTCAAATTCAATTTGCTTTTTTTCTGCTATCAATTCACCGTAGGTTTTCTCTCCCGGTTGAAGTTCTGCACCTGCAGGCCAACTATCGCCAAATGTTATAAATTTTTGAACACGCATATTAGTAATTATAACATCAACCATCTCAATAATCAATAAATATTTTGATGAAAATTCTAGTAAGCGGCTGTAGCTTTACGCAATGGCCTGAATATCCAGGTGGTCCAAATATATGCTGGCCCAAATACCTAAAAGAGCTTGATCCTGCTGTAGAAATAACCAGTGTAGCCGAAGCGGCAGCCGGTAATCAGTACATCTGCGACAGCGTGGTACGTGCTGTGCTGGAACAGGACTATGATCAAATCTTGGTCATGTGGTCTGGTGTCAGTAGATTGGATTACCTGACCAGTGTGGAAGATCCGGCCTGGAATGAACTATTTGACAGCTATGGATTTTATCGTAGATTACCTGGCAACAAACTGGGCTGGATTTTCAGTGGTGGACAAATGGGTACCTGGTTTAAAAATCCTGTGGCTCACAAAATGTTTTACGAAATGTACAAGGTCTCCAGTGAATTAAGTTTGGCTCACATCAATCTGATGGAAATAGTCAAACTACAAAATTTCTTAAAGGCCAAACACATACCTTATCGGTTTATGAGCTATGTAAACTACTGGAACACTGACAGTAACATAAGTCCCAATGGCGACTTTGGAGTTTATAAATTTCCCGAATTGACTTATCTGCTAAACGAAATAGACTTTGATCAATGGGTGTTTACGGATGGGCGCAATGGCATTTATGAACTGGCCAAGTCAATGAATAATTTTCAGGCGGATGGGTTTCATCCAGGTGCTGCGGCACAGGCTGAATGGGCAAAGATAATCAAACGACAGATTGAACAACAGCAGTAATTTTATTTGCTGACCATGCTGTCCAGTCAGTGGTCATGATGTAGTTGTGGTTGTGTTCTACTACATCACGTATTTGATTGTAGACCTGTTGTTGGTCCATGCTACACAATCTTTTAACCTGCTCAAAGGCCGCGGCATATCGCTCGTTGTCGTCAATGATATCATCATAACTTTCATCAATAACTGCACCAAAGGTTTTAAAACCTTGGTTTTGCAAATTGTGCAAAAATCGATATCCTGTAAAGGCAATAAACAATCTACGTGCTATCAAGGGCTTGGCAGTCTTTTCACTGAAGAAACTCAAGGTATTGTCGTGGTCAGTTTCGGCAATAACGCTGTAGGCCGTATCATTGAAAACAGCTATGGGAATAACTCTGCTTAGTCCTGTGCGTACACCGTGGTAATCAACCCAGTCAGCAGTACCAATTATTTTACCAACTGGAACACACCCTGGCTCCCAGGCAAAATAGTCTTTGGCATAAAAGTCATCCTCCTGCCAATTGCCGCCATAGGTCAGGATAAATTTATCTTGTAAATTGTTTTCTTTAACTGCATTGGCAACAAAAGTTCTGTGCGGTTTGGTTACACCCAGCAGAGCATCAAACATGCGTGGCTTGGTCACATAAGGTGTAAGCTCGGCTAACTTGTTGGGCAGTTGTTTGTAGACCAAGGTAGTGGTCTTGAACCAATCGCCCCAGAATATGATATGGCTGTTGATGTCATTGCGATCATTGACCTGTCCAGGCACTACCCAGTACACATTGTCATGATGACATTGTTCCCATATTTGCCAGTGGAAATTGTGCAGTTCGCTTTCAAAGGTAAAGACCAGCTGGCTGGCGGCACTCAGCTGATTTATTTTATCTTCAAACCCTTGATATGCGGCGCAGTTAATATCGTGGTCGCAATGTAGGCGATGCGTGGTAAATGCTATTTTAATGTCGGCTGGACTGGCCACGTACTCTTCAAAGCTGTGACAAACGGTGTATTCTGCAGGAAAGGCAACCTTGGGAATCCATTCGAGATCCAATATGTTGCTGTCACTATAAACCAGTATCAAATTCGAAAACTTTCTCCGCACCCACAGCGGTCCTTTTCTTGAGGATTGCGAAATTCAAAACCTTCATTGAGTCCTTGGCGTACATAATCTACTTCCATGCCATCAAGGAAAGGCAGGTCTTTTTGATCTACCAGGATTCCAAAGCCTGGTTGTGGGAAAGCCACTGACCCGGGCCAGACATCATCTACATATTCCAATATGTAGGCAAGACCTGAACAGCCGGTGGTTCGTATGCCCACGCGAATGCCAATGCCTGAACCGCGCTTTTCCAAATTGGATTTGATTTTTTTACTTGCTGTGCTTGTTACGGTAATCATTTATGGCCGCCTTGATTGCATCTTCCGCAAGGATTGAACAATGGATCTTGACTGGCGGTAGTGCAAGTTCTTCTGCAATCTCACTATTCTTAATAGATTCTGCTTGAAGTAACGTCTTCCCTTTGACCCACTCTGTAACGAGTGAGCTCGACGCAATAGCCGAACCACAACCATACGTCTTGAATTTTGCATCTGTGATGATTCCATCTTCTACCTTTATCTGTAGTTTCATGACGTCACCGCAGGCTGGAGCACCAACCATACCTGTACCTACGGTATCGTCTATTTCCATCTTGCCCACATTGCGTGGGTTTTCGTAGTGATCAATTACTTTGTCTGAATAGGCCATGTTATTTCTTTACAGGTTGTTTAGGTGCCTGCGGTGCTGGCGCAGTGGGTGGTGTTGGTGCAGGTTGTGTGGTTGGAGGTTTTTTAAAACTATCCAGCAGTTGACCCAGGCCGGCAGCCATACCTGTACTGGCTATCAACATCATAAGAACAAAAGAAATAGATCTCATTAGTTAGGCACCAATACTGTACGATAGCAGTTGCATGCGCCATCCACCATGGCTTCCCAATGGTAACCAGCCGGTGCTGGATATACCGGTTGTGCCGGAGGATAAGTCTGCTGTATATAAACTGGATTTTGTTGTATGACCACCGGAGGGCGTGTGGCTTCGTACACAATGACACCGCCTACCACAGCCGGTGCGACCCATCCATAGCCAGGATGCCAGTAGTAGCGACCGCCACCGTGCCGCCAGTATTCGGCATGTGCCAAGGATGCAACAGCGAGTAGTACAACAAATAGAATTTTTTTCATAGTAAACTCCTTCACGCTATTATAACGTATTTATTGGGTTTGGTCAAGGGGTTTTGGGTTACTTGGCGGCTTTGGCAGCCATTTTGCTAACAATTTTAGAAGCATCACCAGCCGGAGCACCTTGTGCACCAAGTGGATCTGAATCGTCCACGGTGTTTTCCGGCAAGGCCAGATAAACATACTTGATTCCGGTGTGTGGATCATCTTTGATATCTTTGATTAAACTTTTGATTGTGTCGTTTGATTTTTGCGCGGCATCAAGTGCTGCAAAATTAAAAGACTCATGGCCAGGAATAGCACGTACACGTTCAATTACTGTGTCAACAGCCACACGTGGAGTAACAGCACCCGAGTTAGCGGCTTCATTGCGAAGCCATTCTAAACTGGTAATTAAACCGGCATCGCCGCGAGTGTCTGCTTCGTCTTCGATGGCCGATGTATGATCATCAAGATCGGCCTCAAGAATAATATCTCTAATACGCATTAACGACGACCGCGGCCTAGTTCTTCTTCGCCACCAACAGCAGCATCAGTTGCATCAAACCCGTCTGTATCTGCATCCAAGTCGCTTTCTTCTGGAGCGGCACCCAAGTCTGCACCAGGTTGTTCTTCACCACCTACCGGAGCACCTAGACCCATGTCCATTGGCTGTTGTGTTTGCTCGCCAGCCAAGGCACGTACTGCTGTGTCGGCTTGTTCGCGACCTGTACTCAATGCTTGCCATAGACTCTGTAGCAATGGGCCAATTGCGGCTTTAAATTGTTCTGCTTGCTCAGCACCAATTTGATCACGGATAGTATCACTCAGTGCAGGCATTTGTTCGTTTTGCATTTTGCTAACAGTTTCTAGCATGTCTTGAACTTCGTCTACCATGTTCTTGGCTGCCAACACGGTTTCGCTACGTCCCATTTCGCTTTCAAACAGGCCTTGTTCAGAACCCATCCATTTGTCCAGGCCTTCTTTGACCAGCATCAATTCCATGTACTTGGCATTTTTTTCTGCTGTGTGAGCACCATAAGATTTTTTAATTGCTTGGATATTTTCTCCAAGTGCCTTGGCCAAACGCTGTGCTTTGGCATAGGTTAAATTATCGTAGTCGATGCTAAAACCAAAGCGGCTTTCCATGACTTTGTTAATCTTTTGTGGTGTTACTTCGGTACGCATTTCAGAGAGTCTCATGATTGTTTATTCCCATATCTTGTAGTATTTAGCCGTTTTGTGTATTTTCAATATGTGTTCTCGAGCCAGATTTAGTCGGGTTTCTGCTATTTCCAACCTGGGCATTCTGGTATCCACAGTCACATAATCTTTACGTTTTTGCGCTTGGTCTATGGTGTAGCGCAAACTTGCAAGGTCTGTATAGTTTTTATTTATTTCTTGATCCCAGTAGAGGATTTCATCTGAGCGCCAATACTGGCGCTTGGTCATGTAAATTGCGTAAAGTATTGCTGAGATCTTGCTTTCGAAGCGATGTACAAACTCCTGGTTAGGGTCAAGTACATCGCAGGTTTTGTTAGGGTTAACCGTCAGATGATAAAGCCCAACTCGATATCCGTTTTTTACAGGAATACACAAGGGAGCCGCGGCCTGTATTTGCATTTTACCTAGTTCGCGTTCGGTCCACTGCTTGATATAGTCGGTGGTTGCGTAGGTAATATTTCTAGGTATTGTTGGGCCGGTCTTTTTAGCGGATTTTCTTTTTGTAGGTGATTTGCCCATTTTCATTACGACGAAGGAGTATGTCCTGTTGCGTTAGTTGATTAGCTATTAGCTGTTCTCGCTCACTGAGAGTATTTTTTGATATGTTAGGTTCGTGTTGGAAACGTCCCAATAGATCTGCCTGTTCGTTATTTAAGGCAACTTGAATGTTGTTGATTAATTCTACAATTTTCATTTGAAGTGTGATGCTATCAGCGTAATTATACCCGCTATTAGCACACCTAGTATACTGGTACCAATGGTGATTAGTGTTTTATTGCTGTCTTTGCCTACATTGCTCAAGCTGTCTTTGATGTCTACAATATGTAGTTCCAGCTTGTCCATGCGGTTATCTAGACTAGATAATTTACTTTCCAAGTTACTATACCTTTCAGCACATAACTCTACATGCGCCTCAAGGCTTTTCTTTTCAATATCGGTAGATGACATAACCCGCTTTTCCTAGTAAGCGATGCATTTTTGATGAGCCTGTCTGTGCCGTAATAGTGAGCCTTAATGGTGCCGTAGCATCAACTAATATTTATGACCCGTTGGGGTTTATTTGTCTAAAGTAGATATTTTTGATAGTGCCATAAGGATAAAAGATAGGTAGCATGAAACGAGCTGTTTCTTCTAGTCCTGTAACAATTGGAACCTGCTCAAAGTCTTTTAGTAGACCACCCAATGGTTTCCCAGCAAGATCATACACACCATCGGCCTCAATGGTCCAAAGCCAGTGCCACACACGATGTACACCAGAATAAAAGTCACCGAATTCAAAACGGTCTAATTCGCTTTCAATCATCACAGGTCGCTCAATCAGCTGAGGTTGTGTTCTGAGACCGATGCATTGTATCACAGTTTCCCAGTTGCGTTGTTGATCTCTCTTGAGTTCATTGTCGTTACCACGAATAACTCCGGTAGCAGTAATGTCTACCAAACTTAAACCTTCAAAGAAATATAATCCCGCAGTTGCCATGATACAAGTATTTATCAGCCATAAAAAAACCGCCAGTTAAAGCGGTTCTTTTATTTTTTAGCTTAACTAAAAATTAGCTTGCTGCCAACTTGAAGTTCAAACTACCTGTTACGGTAGCTGTGTTAGCCCAGATATTACCTGTGCTGTTACCAATGTTAGCTGTTAGACCTTGGATACGTGTCTGCAATGCTGAAGCGATTTGGCTTGTAGTCTGGATGTAAGCACCTTCGTTTGTTGAAGATGTTGCTTCGCCAGATTGGGCACCAGTTGCTTCTAAAAGAATACTGATTGCTGATGCATCAACTTGGTACATTGTGATTGTACTGTCTTGAGCGATAGCACGTAGAATTGTTTCTACAGAACCACCTGTTGACAAATCGCCTGTACCAAAAGACTGACCTGAACCAGCAACAACGCGAATTGCGATTGGGTTCTTTGTTAAACCTGTTGCGATAATATTGCCTAGTGAACCAACGCCATTGTCAACGTTGACGATACCGTTTGAATCACCTGCATAACGTGTTTGGATTGCCATTTTTAAATCTCCTTAATATATGTGCATCTCTGCATACTTTTATTTATGCTATTTACAAAAAAAGCGCACTAAGCGCCTACTTTGTGCATGTAAATATTTAGCCCATTTTGGCAAACAAAGCCTGGCTAAAAACACCTCTGTGTACCAGTTTTATGGGCCCGTTGGGAGTGCTGAACACAAATCCTTCGCCGGCAGGTTGACCATTTACATACTGCCCTAGTCCTTGAACCTGTTGCTCTAACTGCTCGGTCAGGTTGATTTTGAACTGATATATGGCATTCCACACAGCAAATATGGCCGCCAGTCCTTTTTTATTACGATACAGGTAACCGCCTTGGTTATCGCCTAGTAAAAATTTACGCAACTTTTGTGTGACATTGGCTGTCAACAACCATTCATCAAAGTCTGCAGTAGTTTGTCCGGTGATCTTTTTGTTTGCATATTGTTTTAATGCTGCACGAGCTTTGTCATCGAGCCCAGATAAAAATTTATCTATCACGGTAGAATATTGTGCCAGAGCTGTGACAGCTTTTTTGTGTAGTTGCACCGGATCATTGAGTGTAAATTTGATATTGGCATTGGGAGTCAAAATTGCCACTGGCGCATCAAATCTAAGTCCTTGCCCGTTCCACGGCTGTGGCCTGGCCTGCTGATCAGCCAGATATGTGTGTACCACTATACCGCCTATCTTGCCGGCTATCTGTTGTCCAATATTGCTTTTTACAGGAACATGATATTCAACCACATTGGGTTTGAATACAAAATTACCTTTGACTGGCTTTAGCGGCAATGACCATAACAGGTCTCCCCAAAAGTATCCAGGAACACGCCCTACTGCTTGATCTAAGCCAGCCCAGATGTTGTTGATTTGTTGATACAGGTTGCCACGGTCTTTACCGCGATTTTGATCATATCGGACCCAATCCTCTGGACTGGTCACTTGTCCATGTGGTTTGTCAAACATGTACTTGTCCATGACCGTCAATTTACCTTCAGGAGTTCGGCCAAATATTAGGGCCGGAAAACCGTCCCATTTGATTGTCAGCGTACCGGGATTCGTAATTACGTAACCCAGTGCGGCTACCATGCGTTCAGCCGGTGCAGTTCCGTCAAATATGGCATCTTCGGGGTGTGGGGTGCGAGCCGGGGCACTGGCAACTTCTAATAGTATTTCGTCAAGAAATTCAAGTTGCATTATAGTTGCTCTAACGCTTGATTCAACAAGGCCGCTTTGGTATCAGGAATTGGTCTTCTATTGTCAGTTAGCCACTGACCAGAATTTGATAGTATATAATATTTTTTTTGATAGTAGGCAAAAGTGGGATCTTTTTGTGTTGCTGGCTTGATGCTGATTCCCAGCGATGTGTCAACCCAACCAGCACCCAATTTGCTAGGTGTTGACTGTGGAGCAGTAGCAGGCGTCTGTGGAGCGGCAACAGGTTCTGTGGCACGTGCTGGATTGGGTTTAAATTGTCCAAGAGCCTGATCGCGCCCTGCCTGTGCGGCACGTTCTTGTTTGGCTCTAGCGGCCTTGTGTAGCAGTATTGCGTAGTCGCCCCACGAAGTTACTTCATTAACTTTCACCGCGAATTCTCCTGACACCACGTTTGAATTTTTCTGGATCTTGACCGCGGATTGAGTTGAGTAATCTGCGTTCTAATTCATCGGCCTGTTCAGGTTCGTAGTTTTCACGAATATAGTTGATTAGATTGATGGCGCCCGAGATGACATGGCTGGCACGGCTTTCCACAAGATTCTCACGATCTTTGTGTACCAGCAACGTGTCTAGTTCGTCTAATATACTACGGGCTCGCTTTTGCAAGATATGCTCCAGTTTATGATATATTTATCGGGTTTAAGAAAAAGAGATTACGTAAAATAAGGTACCAGGTCAGGAAATGCTGTTTTCCAGCTGTTGTTTCGGCGTGTTTCCCAGGTGTCAACAAATTTGCGCCAGGAATCCAATTCGGTCGGCGGGGGCAAATTGGCAATCATTTGGTGTATACGGTGTTCTGTTGGATACTTTTCCAAGACCGCTGTTCGCACAGGATCCGGCATTTTGTCTAGGTCCCAGGCGCTGTCAATGCAATTATGTATGTTGAGATCCGTTGGGTCGCCCAGTCTATTGGTAGCAAAATTGTCGCGGACCCATTGTTCAAGACGATCAAAATAATAGGTATTAAACAAATTGGCAGTGAACTCCACCCTGAACATCATGTTTACAGGAGCGGTATTTTTAAGTCGCAGTAGATTTTCACTGACTTTGGTCCAGGGTAAGGGCCAACGCACATAGTCGAATTGTTCTTCTACACCGTCTAGACTGACAGAAAAAATCACCAGTTTGAATTGAGTCCATGCGGCCAGAGTCTCTTCAGATGGATATATTGATCCATTGGTAGTATATTGCAACACCACCTGATCTGGGTGTGGTATGTGCTTGATGAATTTTAAATGTGTGTCAGTAAATAAAGGTTCACCACCAAAGAATTTGACATATTGCAACTTGGTTAACCCAACCGTGGTAACAATTTGATCAATGGCATTGTCGGTAGTGGTCTTATTGAATTTTGTGTATCCAGTGTTGCTTAGTTTGCTATTTTCTTTGGCCCAGAGTGAACTGAATCTTTCTGCACAGGTCACACAGGCCGCATTGCATTCGTTGTCCAAATGTATATCTATAGCAACAGGATCCGAGGATAGTTCGTCTGCCGGAATCCAGTCGGTAGACGCTTGCCGTAGACTTGCTTGACCTGCCTGTTCTTGTTTTTTACATTCACCGCAGTTGCTGGTCCACCCAGTGATAGAATCAAATTTTTCTTTTTTATTTGTTAGAAAATTTTGATCAAAGACAACAGATTCATAGAAAAAACAACAGGGCTTTACCGTTAGGTCGTTGTTGATTAAATTGAACGAATATCCATTTGATAGATATCCACAAAATTTATTGGTCATTCAGATTTGGCCTTGAGTCCTGCCAGCATCTGTTTTAGCTTGGTACTTTCTACCGTGGCCGAAGGCGGTGGCGCTGTGTCGCGTTCTACATCAAATCCGTCACGTGCCTGCGGCAAGGATGGACTCAGGGTAGTTGTTGTTTTGATTTGATTTAAGATATTTGTTGCAGGTTTGTAGCCACCTGAATTGTCTTGACCTTCTTCGCCTGGATCGGTGATACGTAGACTTTCAATGTTGAACTCTAGATCTACCTTGGTACCTACTCCACTAGAACTACGAGTTTTCATCAGCTGAATTTGATAGCGACCACGCTCACGCATGGCACGACTTGTAAAGATACCAAACACGTTGTCGGCAGTATTGATCTTTGAGATACCACCTGAAATATGACTATGGTCAAATTCAATTTCTTCCACTGCCGATCTATTCAGCTGACTTGCTGTTATCATTAGTATGTTGAATTCTCTAGCCAGGTTACGCAGTTCTTCTGACACATACTTGTCTTTGACAAACAGGTCATTGGGCGATACCTTGGCCGATACCGGCATGACCAAGTCTAGGTAGTCAACCATGATAAAGTCTGTTTTCATACCGGTTTGTATTTCTAATTCTTTCAAGTAAGCACGAATCTGATTCACGTTGCTCTGTGCTGGCATGTACTTGATACGCAGTTTGCCAGACTTTTTGCCTACCATCTTGATTTTCATTTCCAAGGTATCTAGGTCCTTGAAAATTTCCTTGGTACTCATGTTTGCAACCATGGCATCCATACGCATGGCAGTGAGTTCTTCTGATAGTTCTAAGGTCAAGAACACACCGTTGAGTCCCTGTGTCATCCAGTTGATGGCGATGTTCTGCATGAACAAACTTTTACCTGATCCAGATCCGCCAGCAAAGATATTGAGTTCGCCGCGATTCATACCACCAAACAAACGCTTGTCCATGGTGGGCCAACCGGTGGACACCTGTCCGTTGTTGTCTTTGATCCGTAAGAGTCTGGCACGTGGATCTTCAAAATAGTCTGTGCCCATGTCTTTGGTTAAACTGATCTGTACTGCATCTTTGATCAGTTTTTCTACAGGATCGTAGTCGCCCTTTTCAAGTAAATCTGCTGCTTTTAAGATTGCACGTTCCAATTCGTTACGCCGACTGAATCCTTCAAATTCTTCCAGGAACCAGTCGTAGTGTCCTTCTTTGAGTTCAGGTACCGGTTTGAGTTCTACACCAGTGATGGCTCGTATTTGTTCATAGGTGGGCAGGGTTTTATGATCATCTGAATGCTGTTTGATAAACGCGGCCACCTCACGCAGGCTACGATCAAAGTTTTCGGGGTTGTAGATGTTTTGCACCCGCACATAACTCTGTGCGTCTGTCATCATCATTTCTAAAAATAGTCGCTGTATTTCGGGAGTATATTCTTTTGTGCTCATAGTTTAATTATATAGTTTTCTTTTGTGTAGTTCAATTTTTAACTTATTCGTTTCTCGTGCAGCCAAAATACTTTTTAATACAAATAGTTTTCCGTAGCGTTCTACGGCCGCACCAATGTCCTTGCAATCTCGTTGCCATAACGGAAACGACACTGACCATCCATATTCTACCGCGGCATCCACCAGTTTGGCACCAGCACGATCAGCATCGGGTACCACAATTACTTCTCTGGCAAGACCGTCTATGATATCAGCCTGCTGTTCTGAACACTCGTTGCCCAAGATAGCCACACCATCTATGGCCATGGCATCAAATGGGCCTTCGACCACTATGACAAACTTTGCATCAGATCTTTGCTGATCTGTATTGAACACATAACCAGGTTCGTGGCTGTTGTAGTACTTGGGCTTGATGCCATCGTACAAGGCACGAGCTGTGTAGCCGATGATTTTGTTGCGCCAGGTAAATGGAACAATCACACGGCGATTCAAATTGTTTTGCTTTTCTGGTGTCCAGTAAAAATCATAACGATTTAGGTCAATGCGTCTGGCAGCTGTGTACAAGACAGCGTCGTGGAACTCTTGATGCACATCAGAATCCTTTAGGGTGTACCAGGATTCCCAGCCAACAAATGTCTGTGCTTCTGCCGGCAAGGGCCTGGCCCTAAAGTTGATGGGTTCAGTTTCTTCCACTTCTACCAGAGTCTCAGGTGCCACCAGTTCACGGATACGAATAGCATCGATAACTAATCGCTTGATGGTGTTTTCGTCGGCACCTAACCAGGACAACAATTTACGGAACTTGTAGGTTAAATGACGTCCGGGAACATATGAAGCACAAAAATTACAATTAAAGCAACTATAGCTAATATGTCCATCGCTATTGGTAATAAAACCGCCACGGCCTCGTGTATCAGCAGATTCTCCATTGTGCGTACAACAAACAGCATTACCCGACATCCATCCCGAACTGGAGTTGGTTTTTATTTTCCTACCCGATTTCCAGAGATTGATTGTAGCGTTAGCTATTTGATTGATCAAGTCTTGTTACTTTCCAGTTGTTGTTATCTTTTCTTTTACGCACCACAGTTGTGTTATTATAACACTTTCTGTAGGCATTAAACAACCTCCAGTAATCCACTCCAATTTCTTTTTTATGTTTTTCAGCAAAGCCTTTTAATCCAATATCGGTTTCCCAAACTCTGCCATCCGGTGCTTCGATTCTATATGACCCGTTATGCGAGTCGCTTTTTCTTTTTTTAGTTTCAACCGACTCTGGTTTTTCCTCAAATCGTTTTAGTTGTCCTTTACTACAATTTTGTGCTCGCTCTTTTTTCTTTTCTTCTGTCATATTAGCATGATGCTTTGTAGCATTTTGGCGGGCACAAGCAGAATCTACGCCCTTGCCGCCGGGGGTCATATTATACCCCTCAACTAGAGTATTATATTTTGCTATCCAGAATATTTCTCTTTCATTGAGTTGCTCTGTTGTCCAGTTTTCGTTTTGCTCAATGATCTCAAACTTCATGTTATCCCACCCGTATTTTTTAATAGCATTTGCAATTAAACGGTCAGATTTAATATATTTTTCCAACTTGATATATGATTTGATTTTTTTATCTACAGGAACTTTTGATTGTCCAACATATTGTCTGCCAGATGGGGAAGTAATAAGGTATATGTATTTCATACACATATTTATCCAAGTTACAATTAAAACAAATACTTCCTTTTTGCCCGGTAAGATTCGCTTTACAGCGTCTTGGATAGAGTGTAACATTCCTACTATTATAGCAGAATTTTTGGATTAAATCAATGGTTTAGGCCGGACTTGATCCGTTATATCTAGTCAAATAATAGGTGGCATTTTGAAGATGTTCTGCAGCAGTCAATGCCCTAGTATATACATGTGCTACCGCAACTTTACCAGTTGTGTTGTTGGCATTGCCTTGGTATGCAAATATTTCTGGGGTTGATGCTGACGGTCTATTTACAGTAGAAGCACTGGTTCCATGAGCCACACCATTTATGTAGATAGTCCAGCCCGTAGTGCCGCTAAAACTCATCGAAACATAGTACCATGTATTGGCACTGAGTGTGATATTAGACCCTACTACTTGATAACCATCACCGTTATTATTACCAGCATATAATGTGGTACCACCGGCACCCCAAAAT